TTTAGTGGACTAGTAGGAAGGATTGAAATTATTTCATCAGCAAAAATACCTTCTTTTTCTAATTCTTCAACAGCCATTCTAAAAGGAACACCAGCAGTAGTATCATTATCCATAACAGGACGACGAATTACTTTTGCTCCATACCGTCTACCTATATCAGCCAGCTCATCGTCATCGGTCGTTAAAACCGTGAGGTCCACGAGCCGTGAGCATCGCGCTTGAATAATGCTCCAGGCAACCAAAGGATGTCCGAGAAAATCTAAGGCATTTTTTCTAGGTAAACGAATTGATCCACCACGCGCAGTGATAAGTGCTAAAACAAATGGCTTTTTAGTTTCTAACATTTTTACTTTCCTTTTTTATTTTTGTAGTGTCAATGGTTAATTTTATTTCACAGTCTACCCATCCAGTAGGCTCTGAAATAATAAATCCACATTCATCTGCTCTATCTTCAAAACTATAAGTTATATTTACATTCCCATCAATTAATGCTTTATCATTCAAATTATTCACATACTCTTTTAGTTTAAAAAGAAATAGTTTTTTATCAAAAGGTTTATTAGACTGGGGCATCTTTTCTTCTCCCTTTCAAATCTACCTCTACCACTTTCCATCCTTCCTTATAACAGTCTTTAATAAAAACCTCCTTAAATCTTTCCTCTGACATAAACCAGCATTGAAAATCATAGTATATATTGCCATCATCCATACAAAGTTTACAGCAAGGGATATGAAACCTAATAAACTTTTTACTTCGCTTGCCTGAAGTATTTTCTGGTACTATATCCTTTCCTTCATATACCCCATAGCCTAAAAAATAGCACTTTTTATTCATAACATTTAATTTCAATATAGCAGCGATTCTTTCCCCAACTTCTAAAGGTTTTGTATTCATTCTATATTATTTCCTCTGCCAAATACTATATCCCAAAATAACCAGCTAATAGTAATGAAAAATAAATTATTATCTTCTTTATATTCACTCCCATAATTCCAATTTTCAATCGTAATGTCTGGCAATAAAGTAAACTGCCAATTATATTTTCTATCATAGTAATTAGCAAAATATATTTTTGTTTTCATTCTTTGATTGCTCCTCCGATGTTTTGCGTGAAATGTTTGTTTGCCAAAAGAAAAATAATCAATAGTGGTAAAAGTAAAACCGTACCTACTGCTAATTGCATACCAAATGGATTTATTCCTCCTTGAATTGTATTATTACCTAATTTTATTACTGACATAATCATGCCTACAATTAAAGTCTGATTTTCTTCTCTTTGTAAAATTAACATTTGCCACAGATAATCGCCTAATGCCCCAATAGCAGAAAATAAAGCTATCGTTGTTATGAGAGGCTTACTCATAGGCATAACAATATGCCACAATACTTGCACTTCACTAGCCCCATCCAATCTCGCGCTCTCCAATAATGATTTAGGAACGGTTTCAAAATAAATCCTAGTTAAATATATTGATCCACAACTATATATATTAGGAATTATTGCCGCTATTAAACTGCCTGATAATGATAATTTTTTTATTATTACGAAAGTAGGAATGATGAATGATATTCTTGGGACCATCAATCCTACTAGCATTATTCCCCATAACAGTTCCTTGAATTTCCAATTATAAAAAGCAAAGGAATATCCAGTTGAAGCACTTAATAATATAGTAAAAATAACTGTAGATACTGTAACAATAATCGAATTATATAACCATTTCAATAATGGCAAAGATAAAATCATTTCATAATTACGCAAAGTAGGATTAACAGGGATCAGATTGGGGGGAGTTTTCATTATGCCTGTTATATTTTGGAATCCTCCTATGATCATGAAATAAACAGGAATAAACATTACTATGAATAGCAAAACTAAAAATAATTTTTTAACTAGCTGCATTTGTTTACTCGCTCTTTAGCTATTACTATCGCCATTTTATTTATATCGCATCCAATAAAATTCCTGTTTAATTTCTTACAAGCAACCGCAGTAGTTCCAGAACCTAAATAAAAATCTGCTACCAGATCATTTTCATCAGAACTGCTTTTTATTATTCTTTCAATTAATTCTAATGGTTTTTGAGTAGGATACCCTTTTTCTTTTGAAAAACTTTTTATCATATTACTGTCTAGTTTATCATGTTCTGAACAATTCCAAGTATCTTCTATTGGATACTCTTTATCAGCAATTAATATATTAGTTCCTCTTATTTTTCCTGTTTTTAATAACATCAATTTATTAAATTTATAACTAGCTCTATCTTTAACATACATCAATATAGTATCATGATTCCTCACAAAACATTTTCCTTTTCCTTTAAATCCGCTTACCCACCCTATTCTCCATATTACTTCATTCATAAAATTATCATACCCAAAAATATCATCCAAAATCATTCTAATCCAATGACTAATATGAAAATCCATTTGCAAATAAATAGTCCCTGTTTCTTTTAGTAATCTATTCATTTCCTTTATTCTAGGAATATAGTGTTCATTTATTATTTTTCTTATTGCCTTTAAATCTTTATAATCACCAAAATCTTTTCCTGTTCCATAAAGTATATCGCAATAAATTAAATCAATAGTATTTGATTTAATTTTTTTCATAAAAGGCAAATTATCAGAGCACTCTATTTTAATCATACTTCTTTTCCAATTTTCGCTTTATTATAAATAAAATAACGCTAATAAATAATAGTATAACTGCTTGTGCCGCAGCTAATCCATATTTGCTAAACATAAAGCCCTTAGTATAGATTGAATAAGTTATTGTAGCAGTATAATCATAAGGAGCTAACATAAAAATGCTCTCAAACACCATGAACGCTCCTAATATAGTAGAAATAACCATCATATAAATAACTGGAGATATTATAGGAAGTA